AATGTAGGCTCGTAATCTTTAAATTGCATTACAAATCTACTTGACGCTATTCTAGGATATAAAGCTATTTTCTGTAACTTATCTTCCTGAACTCTCCAATTTTTCCAGTCAGGATGAACATAAACCTGTCTTTTGTTTTTAGCCATTCTAACAGTAGTAGCGTCTAAATGATAAAGATTTATACCTCCATCATACAAAACACCCTCTATATAAGCGTTTCCAAAAGTATAATAATCATCTGCTATTTTCTTAAAAACATCTCTTAATGATTCTCCATCAGCGTTTACATCTTTGATAAAATCTTTTGTTGCGTCATCTTTACAAACAAATTTTGCTCCAGCTGTAAAAACTACTTTTTGAGATAAAACACTTCTATGTGTAGATGATTTTCTTTTAAGTTCTGCTAGGTATTGAGGAAATAAGTTATCCCTTCCAAAGGGAATAAACTTAGTGTTTATCCTTTCTAAATCTAAAGGTTCTACTATATTAGGAGGGGTAGCTAAATCAAAAACACCAAATTCAAAAGTATTACTCTTGGTCTTTTTTGTCTTTACTTGACTCTTTTTCTGAGTCGCTACTTTCCTTTTTGTCTTTGCTGACTTTTTTATCATCTGATTTTCTAGTTTTTGTTTTTTCTGTTTTTTCAACTAATGAAGTCAATCCTAAAACTTCATAAGCATGAGCTAATTCTTCATTAGTAGCTGTAGCCCACTTAATTTTAACACCATCTTTATATGTAGTACCTGATGATAATTTTGCTTTATATTCTGCCATAATAGTATATATTTTTAATTGCTGTAAATCTACAGCATTATTTTCACATTCACACATTATAATAAAAAAGATGTAAGAGGGTTTTACCCCCCTTACATTTTCTTTAAACTAATATTAGTTTGTTGTAGCTGTTAATGCTGATGTATCAACAGTAAGAGTACCAGTGTACGCTCTTGGTAACTCAAATTGTCTAGCCATTAAAGTAACTGTTATTCCATTTTCTTCAGAATAAGCAGCTCCCGTATTACCCTCCATACCTGATAAATTAAGGTATGTTTGGTTTCTAGTTAAAACATCTTCGTTTGCGTACTTTTCACTTAATCCAACTACCCAGTTATTACCTGCAGTGTCAACCACTATAGCCATCATACACTCATTCAAAAGATTTTGTAATTCGTGAAATTTAGATGAAGCCATACGGCTAAGGTAAAATGCTAGAGTACACTCAAACGCTGTTGAGCCATTCTCTTTAGTAGCTGCTATTGATAATGTTGGAGTTTCGTTTTTAAACTCGTAAACATACCAAGTAGCTGTAGCTCCTCCTGTATCTTTTATAGAGGAAATAGCGTGGTTTGTAGCTGAATTGTCATATGTACATGTATCGCCCGTAGCGAAACTTCTCAATAATATCTGCGATATACCTCCAGTTGCTTGTAAGTCAGTGCAAGTAATCGCTAAACCTGTATCTATTGCCATTTTTTTTAAATTTTAATTGTTATTAATTACTTACTTATTATACTAGCATACCTCCATTAACTAGAGAGTTCCATCCATACTGGAAGCCCATAGTGAAGTTAGCTCTAACATACATATTCTCTGATGCATCATCATAGAACATTTTTAATTGTGTGTCAGGAGACGCAACATCAGTTCCGATAAATAAATTATCTTTAGCTGCGTAGATACATCCGTTTGTAGGCTTTGTACCTGCTGCTGCAGCTGTAAATAATGATGGATGTTGTGCTGCACCTAAAGTTGTAAATGCGTCATCCCATTGGTAAATAGGAACTATCTCAACACCTCTATATCTTAATCTGTTGTAGTTAACACCTGACTGAGCCTCTGAATGTCCATAATCAACCGCACCTGCAGAAGCGATAGTTGTAAGAGCTCCGTAGTATGCATTGTAAACATTTGGAGTAACAAACATTCTCTTTTCTGAAGCTGGAACTTGTTGTAATTCAGCTGGAGCAGTATCAAATACTGTTTGTAATAATAAGTCAGCATCTGCTGGAGCAATTGCCCCACCAACAGCAACAAGGTTAGCTGCAGCTGTAGAAGCAGCAGTAACTTCTCTTAATTGAGTTGATGCGTTAATTGCGTTACCATCTGATAATGTTCTCCATAGACCATTACCCATTGCATCGTAAGTACAGTCAAGTGCAATAACACCCGCTGAAGTATTACCTGACCACATATTTCTTGTCATGTCATATCTAATACCATCTCTTACTCTATTTATAATTACATCTGCTAATTCTGTACCTGAAAGGTCAGACATATTTAAACCTCTCTTGTAAGACTCTACAATAACTTGGTCTTTGAACTCATCCCAACATTGTGTTTGTTTTACAGAAACATTTTCTACTGTAATTATTTTTGGTTCTATTGTGAATCCTGCTGGATCACAAGTGTTTGTTGTCGCACATCCTGTATTTACAGCTGTAATTCCCTGTAATTTAGGAGCCAACATAAGATTCTTTTTGTATTTCACATTAGGATAAATAGTATAGTGTCTCATAATATCATCCCCTGAAAACATTGGTTCTAATAAGATTTTTGAAGCGTAAGTACCTTTGTAATTAGCTCCTAATCCATCTAATGCTATATTTGCCATTTTCTTTTTCTTTTAAAATTATTAATTATTACTTATTTCAGAAGCTAATGCATTAAAAAACGCTACTTCATTACTTACTTTTTCTTCTGTCTCTACAACTTCAGGGTCTGATTCAGTTGAGATATCAGTTCCTTTTGCGTTAGACTTGCTTGTTAATCTCTCTATCTCAGCTTTTAACTCTGAAATCTCAGTGTCTTTAGCTTCTGATAAAGTATTAACTTCAGATACTTTAGACTCTAATTCAGAAAGCTTGTTAGAGATTTCTTCATTATCAGCTAAAATAACATTTACTTCTGGCACTTCCGTTGGAGTAACATCACCCTTAACTGCAGCAACAATTTCCTCAACTTTCTTGCCAAACCATGATTTTAATTCTTCAGTCATTTTTTTACCTTTTTTGTTATTATTAAATTGATTTACGATTTCTTTTTGAGTTTTATTTTTAAATTTACTCATATCGTATTTAGCTGCAACCATAACCGCATCTGACACTCTATCAATAAATCCATATTGTAACGCTTCTTCTGAATTGAACCAAGTTTCCTCATCCATCATTTCTTCAAGTTGAGAAATTGGTAATCCTGTTTTTTTACTATATATATTAGCTATTTCAGCACTTAACTTATCTAGAAGGTTAGCTGTTTTCCTCATATCACTCGCCTCTCCCATTGCTCCTCCCCAAGCATTATGTATCATATATAAAGAATTTTCTGACATTATAATCTCATCAGCCGCTAACGGAATAATACTACCCATACTAGCAGCTATCCCTTCTATATAAGCTACAACCTTACCTTTATATTTTTTAAGAGTGTTGTATATAGCCATTCCATCAAAAACCTCTCCACCAACACAATTTACATGAAGATAAATGTCTTTACCCTTCAATAATTTAATATCGTTAACGAATTCTTTTGCGGAAACGCCATAACTTCCAACCTCATCATACAAATAAACATCAGCGTATTGCTCTGTTTTCTTTGCGTTTATTGAATACCAACTTTGTTTATTATTCATTTTACAAAAATAATTTTAAATAATTATACACTTACGAAAAAAATGGAAAAAAGATTTATGACCTAACATTTCGTTTTAACATTGATTTATTTCTCTCCTTATATACTATATTCTGAGCTGTTCTTTCAGTTATGTCATATTTGATAGACAAATCTATAAAACTATGTGTTCTATTACCTTTATTACTAACAAGTAAATCATCAAAATCTTTAATTACCATATAATTCCTTAGCCTCTTTGGCTCTATCATTCCCTTCTCAATTAAATGAGAAAGTATATCTTTTATTTGGGGCTCATCTCCAAATCTTAATTTTAGTTCACCATATAATAAATCAATATATTCTGTTATTATATGTGCTTTATTTTCTCTTTGAGCCATACTATTCTTCCCAATATTTAGTAACATCTGTCCAAAACTTTGTTACAGCTTTTCTACAACTACTACAATTAATATGTTGTTTAATATTAGGAAAATGTCTATGCCATTCTGAAAACAAAAACGGCAAACTTGTAGGATGATATTTGTTTTTAGAATCCATGTGCTTTTTATTATTCGCTACACTATCCATTATTTCTTTTCTTTTATCACCTTTAATTTTGTGTGCTATTACTTCTATACTCATATTATAAGTTATTGGTTACTCTTTCCATTTACCTAAAGGACACTCTCCAAAATAATCTTTAGTAAGACTTGCTTTCGCATTTAAGAAACAGGAACATTTACCACATCTCGCTCCCCAATTCCATTTAGGTTTTTTTAACATTAAAAAATTTCTGTAAAAATCACACTTTTTACAAGTATATATCCTTTCTTGTTTTACTTTTTTATCAACAAACATTTGTTAAATTTTTAATTTATATTAAAACGCTGCTTCAGACTCAATAGCACTAACTGTATTTTGAGACTTAGTTATATCAGCTTCTACTACTACCACTTTTGACCTTTGAGCCGCTGCTCCAGTTAACTGTTTTTGTCCATCAACTTGGAACTGAGTTTGAGCAAAAGAAGGAATATTAGTTACTCCTCCATCTGCAAATTTAACTCCACCACCAGCGTAATTCATAGCTGATAATTGACTTCTGAACATAGATGTACTTCTTTTATTTATAACAGCTTCTCCTCCTTCTAATTCTACTACTCTACCTCCAACAGCGAACTTTTCTCCACCTTGAGCATGAGACTTACCATGAACCATACCTCCAGCAGCGTAACTTGAAATATTACCAACTGTAGTATGCCTTCCCCCAAAAGTCATTAAGGACATCATACCTCCACTTCCACCGCCTGAAGAAGAACCTCCACCACTAGCAGGTGAAGAAGCTCCAGCTGCTGAAGCTCCATAATCTCCGCCAAAAAGATTTTTAACACTAGCTATAACACCAATAATAGCAGCTATTGTTCCAGCCATAGCTATTAAGTTAAATGGAAATATAAGTCCTGATTGTCTTGTTACACCAGCAGCCGCATATGTTCCAGCTTTAAAAAGATTAGCGAATCCAGCAGCTATAGTAGTTCCTATACCTCCAGCTTCAGCAATTTGAGTTTGTATAGCTAACATAGCTTTTTGTCTGTCGGCTAAGTTACCTAATTCTTTTTGTAATGTAAATATAGATTCAGCGACAGCAGCAGCTCTTGTAATAGCTATACCAGCTTTTCTTAGTCCTTGTAATTTTTCTTCCTCTCCAGCTATCTCCTCTAACATTCCCCCTATCTCACTAAACTTACTTAACGCAGCGTCTCTTTCGTTTATTAACATTTGATAAGCTTCCGCAGCGTTTATCTTCTCCTGATTAGTTAAGTCATTTACCTCTTTGTTAGCTGCGGTATATAACTCTATCTTTTTCTTTAGCATCTCGGCTGTTATCCCGTTTAATAGAGCTTGATAAGTAAATTCATCAATAAGATTCTGAGCTCTCTGCTCCTCTAATTTAGTTTTTTCAGTTTGGTAATTGTCATCAATTTGTTTAAGTTTTTTTCTAAACCCTTCTTCTTCAATTTTAAGTAAAACAGCGTTTCTCCTAGCTTTAGCATTTATAACATCTTGATTGTGTTCTGCGTCTGTTTCTGAATACTGAGCTATAAATTTGTCAATAGCTTGTAGTTCAGCTTCTAAATGTTTTTCAGTAGCGTCCTCCTCCCCTATTATTCTGTCATATAAATTCATGGATATATCTTCATCTAACAAAGCTGTATTTACAATATCCTTTGCTTTTGTAAGAAAATGCTGTAAAGAATATAAAGCATCTTCATTATCAGGAGGGCCATCACCTGATGGAGTGCTGTAATCTGAACTTAAAAGCTCTTCTATACTTGTTCCACTTTGAGCTTCTATAATTTTTCTTATAGCGTCCCTTTGTAACTCAATATATATCTTTGATGATGTCTTGCCTCCGTGTTGTTCTGGCAATCCATCTACAAAATGAGTCGCCCAACTCCTACCCTCACCCGCTTGGAATGGGTCTGTAAGAGTGTCCATGTAATCTACATTAGCAACAGCGCCAGGGTCAAGTATAGTTACAAACTCAGCAAAGGTCATATCGTGCTGTTTAAGTAGTTTGGAAAGAGCTATTATACCCACATGCCTTTCTTTCTTCGCTCCTTCACTCATATGTGAAAGCAAATCTTCTTGTGTTCCAACTCCAAAAACAGAACCTAAAAGGCTTCTATATTCATGAATACCTTTCATCATCCTCATGTCTATCTCCATAGATTGAGCAACATTAGAATATAAAGCAAGAACCTCTCTCATTGTTTTATTCTCATTCTCAGGATTTTCAGCACCACTAGCCTTCATTATACTCTCAATAAACGGATGTAATTTTTTTCTTATGGTTTGAGCGGTAACAACCTGCTTAATAGCCGCTCTTTCCATATCAATATAGATTTCAGCTAAAGCTTTATCCTGCATCACCTTAATTAACTCCTCAGTTGATTTTTTTATATCCCCTATAGCATCGTTTTCATCAATAAGAGTTTGTCCATATAATTTTCTGACTTTGTTTATATTTTTAATAGCTGTTTCCTCCTTAGATTTAGCGTCTTTATATTGAAGAGCAGATACCTTACCATCATCTATCAGCTTACCTTCTTCGTTTAACAAGCTGTTCATTGTTCTTCTAGCGTCTATCAATTTATCTAAGGTATCTCTCAATGACTCAATCTCAGTATTAGTTTCTATCATTTTGTCATCAACCTCATCCTGAAGCCTTACAGCTTCATACACCTGTTCATTTGAAAACATCCATGCCGCCGCTAGCTCTCCCAAAAGAACAACTAACAAACCTATACCTGTTGTTGCTATAGCTGTTTTTAAAGACCTTAACCCAGCTCTAACTACTACTAACGACCTAGCAAAAGCTCCTGAGGCTGTGGTAGCTCCTAAAAAGCCTGTTGCCATGGTTTTAGTCCATAATGTAGCTAATTTAGCACCTATAACATAAGAAGCGATTATTTTAATTAACCATTTTAGTGTATTGCCAATCTCCTTTAATTTCTTTGGGTTTTTAGCTAGCTCGTTTAGCCATTTAGCTAGATTTGTTAAAGTTTCTTTTAAAGCTCCTCCAAAATTATCAACTATAGCTATAGATAGTCCTTGAAAAGCTGATTTAACCTTCAATATACTCCCTTGTAAAGTATCTCCAACTGTATCAGCCATATCCTGCCCCGCTCCCTCTGCTTCCATTAACTCATCCCTCATAGCTCTTATGTCATCAGCTCCTTCTAACATTGTACCAAAAGCAGCTACCTGCCTAACATCCATAAATGTTAATATATTAGCTAGGTTCACACCTTCATCTTGCATATCTTTAAACACCTCTAACATATCATCTAAGTTAGTTATGGTATGACCCACCCTTCTTGATAATTCTGATGTAGGGTCTTGCATTTTTAAGAATATATTTCTTAAAGATGTACCCGCTATAGAAGCTTCAATACCAGTGTCAGACAATTTAGCCATTATAGCTGTAGTTTCTTCAATAGTAAAACCAGCTAAAGCAGCAATTGGAGCTACTTTAGTCATGGATGTTTGCCATTTTTCTATATCTAAAGCAGAACTTGTAAAGGCTACCGCCATAACATCTACAACCCTAGTTGTTTCACTAGCGTCTAACTGAAAACCTCTAACAGCGTTACCCGCAACTGTAGCGGCTCTAGCTAAATCACTTCCTGTAGCGATAGATAAATTAATCGTAGCTTGTGTAGCGTCATCTATTTCTTTTACAGTAAAACCTCATGTAGAAAGGTTTAACTGTAACTCTGCTACCTGAGCAGCTGTAAAGAATGTTGTTCTACCTAAATGTTGAGCTTGGTCTGATAACAGTTTAAATTCCTCAGCGTTTGCTCCACTGACCGCTTTAACCTTAGCCATTGTAAATTCAAAATCAGTAAATGTTCCAATCATGCTAGTTAAAGCTTGGTTAACCCTTCTGAAAGCAGTTACCAATATAGAGAAAGCTGCGGCTCCTTGTATAACCCCCATAGTCATTGACTTTTGAAGTCTATTAGATTTTTTAGCAGCGTCATTAGCTCCAGACATAGCTTTCTTTAAATCTCTCAGTTCTTTAGACTGACTTTTAATAGCTTTAGAGTTTTGAGAATACGATTCCGCATCGCTCTTACTTTGTTTGTTGTTGTCTCTTTGTTGTTTTCTTAATTTCTTAAGATTTTCTTCAAGCTCTTTTATTCTACGAACTCCCTCAACTTTTATATTTATTATTTTATCTATTTTTGCCATATTTTTTTATTTATTGTCCCGCAAATATATCTATCATGTTCCCACCTTCTTCTAGGTATTTAAAAACTTCTTCTACTTCTTTAGGTAAGGCTGTGTCTAAATTATTATAAATCCCTAGCTCTGTTGCCATTAAGTCTGCTTTCTCTACAAAGTTTGACCTACCTGAGTTCATTCCAAATTCAGTAGGGTAAGACTTCTCTAATTTCTGAGATATTCTATACGACACCCTTCTTTTTTCTTGTCCTGATAAATGTCCAAAAACATTACCCTTAGCTCTCATCCAGTTAAGTATTACATTTTGATGAACATAAACTCCATTTGTATTAGTTACTCCATAATCATTTAATCTTTCCCAATAACCAACTAAACTCTTTACACTTAACTCAATCAAATCATCAGAAGCTTGAACATTAGCTCTAAAGCTTCTATCTAAAGTTCCTGAAGCTTTATGTCCTTGTTCATCTAATATAGACCTCATAAAACCTATAAGCTCTTTACCTATTCTTTCTAATTCTATTTTTAAATGCTTATAATCTGCCATTATATCATTGGTTCTTCACCATCTATAGGGTCATCTAATTTCCATTCCTGACCATAACTTTCTTCTTGTGATGTTTTAGTCATTATTACTTCACGAATCCTACCTCTGTCATCTGTAAAAACAACAGGTAAAAATATATCTTCTGTAGTTTCTGTCGTTGTTACATCTGAAAGCACAGTAGTTTCGTTCTGTACCACTGCTGATACTAAATCTGTTCCTTCACAACAGGTTCTATTTGTGGTAACACCCACACTTTCTAATACATCCTCAGTACTTTTACTTATTGTGGTTTTTGTTATTGTATGAGTCATATATACAACCCCATCTCCCTTTTCAGCGTTACCCTCAACATCAATAGAAGCCGCATTTTTATTAGCAGTAATTTCCATATCAGGATTTACTGGATTTAAAGACACTTTACTTCCACTTAAACCCGTAGGTATATTGGTATTTATTTTTTTAAATCTTCCCATATTTTATCCTCCTTGTGGAGGTCTTTTTCTATCAGGTAGAGGTATTTGTTCAGTCCATTGAACAAGCTCTACTTTTGTTAATTCATTTTTAGCTGGAGAATAATCTATAATCTTATTTACCCTCCAATAAGAACCATCTATATAAACTAATTTTCTTAAATCAATTAATATCATATCTGACATTGTTAACCTAAAATAAGCTGTTCTGATTCTAGGATTTGCTTTATACTGCTCAATCATGTTCTTCCAAAACAATTCATATAAGCCTGGATTCTCAAAAACTACAGATGTTTGAGGGGGGGTTATTATTTCATTATCAAAAGATAAATTACTAAATAAATCTCCACTTGTATCTTCCCAGTCTACAAACATAGCTCTTGGAGAATACCCATCTCCCTGTGGAGTTAATGTACCACCAACTATATGTTTAAAGTTCCAGCTAGTTAAAAAGTTAGAATGATTTGGCCCTAAAACATCTCCATTATATTTCATTATTCTTGGAGCGTATTTTGTAGTTTTATCTGGTCTTGAAGGGTTAGCTTGAACACCATATCCATATATAGACACCGCTTTATTTATTACAGGCATAAGTTTAGGATGAACACCGCCTCCACCCCCAGCGTCAGCGTTCCAATCAGTCCAAGTTGAAGCAAAAACAGGGTTTGTAAATCTTTTAAGGCCTTTAGTATATCTTTCTCCCACATCCTCTAAATGATTAAAAAAGTGATAAGCTGAATCTTCTTCTTTAAATTTTTCATTTACAAACTTCATAATTGCATCGCTACCATCATTCTTATACTCCCAAGACATTTCCTCATTTAAACCTACCTTAAAAGAATCTGATATTTCCTTAGAGTAATCTAATTTATTACTCCAATCTACAGCATCTACTTTTTCTCCAAAAAAGTCATCAAAAGGTTCTATATATACAGTTTTAGACTGAGAGTCAGTTCTAAACTGTAAGTTAAACAGATGAGCTATACCTTTAATAAAATTAGTTTGAGTTATATCACAAGGTAATACATCACTGAGTAGATATTGACTACCAATATTAAAACCTTCATTAGGCACAGGCTCTACTCTAAAAAATGGTTTACTATTTCTACTCCATATATGTTTAACAGAGCCAATATCTATTGAACTGTTTGTATTACCTATAAATCCATCTTCTGTATTTGCGTAAAAACTTTTACCTCCAAAAAAGTGAACTCCATTACCCCCTGTAAACGCATTTCTACTTTCATCACTTAATGATACATATCCTATCTTAGCATTTGTAGGGTCGCACATACCATAACTACCACAACTAGAATTGTTTACTGTCTCCCACCTTACCTGAACCTGAACTTTTACTTTATATCCCTGAGGCACCCACCAAGCATATGGGTTTTGCATTGTTTTTTCTACCCCTACTAAAACAGGTATTTTCATTGATGTGTAGGGAGCTGGAGATGAAGCTTGTGTAGTATATGCTCCAGCTTGCATTTTAATTTGATTTGTATTAAGTATTGTTTGAGCTGTATTAAAATTATCAAAAGCTCCCACTTGATAAGTTCCGCTGGCATCTTCCATAACTATCCTTATACCAACCTCAAGATTATCTACACCCGCATAAGTAGATATAACTCCATCAGAAGCTTGAGTGTTATCAAAATTACCTATAACAAGATGAACCGCACTAGAGAAATTGTAAAGACCAGCTTTAGGACAAGTCCAATATCCTGTTGTTGAATCATAACAAGAGTTAGGGTCATCAATAACATCATCATGTTTTATATCTTGCCAAGTAGTATCTCCTAAATTAGCTCCTTGAGCTCCTGTTATCCAAGTTCCATCACAAGGTTGAACTATTTGAAAATCTTTAGATGTTACATTAGAATCCCAAATACCATAACCACCCCCTCCTGAAGGACTATCTTGATTCCAATATCTTCTTGTAACAAACATAGAACCTTGTGTGTCTGTTATCTCTCCTGTTGGAGGGAAATGACATATTAATTTCTTAAACTCACTACCCTCAATAAAATTACTACTTATACTATACCCTATATTGTTAAATATTTTTTGTAGTATATTATATACCCAAAATGAAGGTCTCCAATCTTGAGAAGGGTCTGTAGAATCTCCTAAATTTACATATCCCGCACCATATATATTAGCTCCTGGATTAGGCCAAAAATCTCCATAACTAATTAAAGGATAAACTATCTCTGAGTTTGCATATGTATCATTGAAAGATGAGGCAATGTTAGAGTAATTATAGGTAAAACTATATGTTAAATCATAAACATCACAAAGATTAAATGTTTTTAATTGAGCTATCCAAGCAAAATTTCCACCATATATCGTGCATGTATAAGACTGAGGTTTTTTTGCTTGAGTGGAACCTCCAACCTGTATTAAACCTCTGAAAAACTCTGTGTCTCCAACTAATATTCTACATGGTTTTAACCCAGTCATATCTTTCCTGTCAATTATCTTAACATCATAATTATCAGCAAGAAGTCTATTATTGTTTTTTGTTGCTGGAACATCAAATGTCTTAGAGTAATCTCCAAATCTTTGCTCTAAATCTTTACCATCAGAAACAGCATAAGACAAGGCTAATGGAAAGTCATCACTATCTGTAATATCTAATTCTCCAACAACATTGTTAGTTGTTGTAATAGTGCTTTTAGCTACCCTTATATTTTGTATAAAAGCTCCATTTTTTACCCAACCCGCTGCAGATGATAATTGAACTTTATTACAATACAATCTTAATTGCTGAGCTGTAGCTATAAATGTTTCTGAATAAACACCATTTACATTTAATTTAGCGCTTGCAGAAACCCCTCCTTGAGTATCAAAACCTAGATAACCTCCTGTTCCCGAGTTATTCATACCTTTGAGTTCAAAACTTAAATCATATGATTCTCCAAGAACTAAAGGGTCAGATAATATATGTTCTAAATAATGAGGGTCAGTAGTTGTTCTTTGAGGCCATGCTCCTGTGTTTCCTATAAGACTATCATTAATAACATAAATACTCCAGGGCGGCCCCGCTGTAGTTTGATTATTAGTAAAAGGGTAAACATTAGTACTTGTATTAGCGACTCCAGTGGGAGCCCCTAATGTAACATCCACTCTATTTGGCTCAACAGGGTCTTGAACTATATCTAATATTTGTATTCTAATTTTTTCTTTCATCTACTTAATTAGATTGTGTGTTTATAGGATTAGCCATTGTGTATTCAATATTAAGCTTTACTAAACCTTCTTCCTGACTAATAGATGTAAAATCAGCATTAGTTATAGTTACAGGAAAATAATCTTTATCTGAAGGATGCATTGAGGCGTTTCTAGCTTTGGCATAAGCTGACTTATCGTTTTCTAATTCTATCCATACATTTGGAGATGTAAGTAGCTCTTCTAACCATTTAGATTCCACTGAGTTTAAAGGCTCTGTATATACACTTTTATTTAATGTAGCTTCAATGCTAAATGTATTTACCGCTCCCTTGAAAGAATCGTTTCCAATAGGGTCTTGAGGAGAATTAGCGGGTATTTCACTAGCTCCAGCAGCGTATTGTTGAGCATATAGAGAGGTAGATGGACTTTTTCTTTCAAAAAACACTTTATTAGTTGTTATTCCTTCCGTTACATTTCTCTTAGCTGTATAACTGTCTATTCCACCCATTCTATTTAACCAATGAAACCTTACAAATCCATAAGGTAAATTTGCTGGTTCTCTATCTATCTTGTAGTATCTAGATTCTGATACTGTTATACCTGAACCTAATGTTGCTCCCGAGCAAACTAATCTAACTGAATACCACTCAGTATTAGCGTTTATTTTCTGTCCCAAATTCCATGTTGATAAAGTGTTGAGGTATGCTGGAGAAACATTATTAGATAAAATTTGTTTAGGTTCAGAGCCGCCTGCAAAAGTGGTTGACCAAAAAGCGGATGTGCCTGGAGTTGGCCCTCCTAAAACCTCTTGAAAATCTCTAACATTACAATAGTCCCCATCAGAGGTCTCTACTCTAAGGTAATAGTCAGTCATATCATAAACATCGCCAGCGTCTCTAGCGAAATATAACTGAAACCAACTTAAAAACTCACCTTCATCATCCATTCTAACAGAAGAATATCCCGAAATACCCTTGCCTCCAAAATTTTCGTTAGGTTTATTTGTTAAAAATTTCTTACTTGTTGTAGCTCCTGAGCAAACAACCCAATAGTCATTAGTTATAGGGTTATCATATTCTTGTGGAGCTGAGTTTATAGCTGTAAAATTATTAAAATCTTTTGTCTGAACACTTCCATTATTTGCTATTACTAACCTTTTTGATACTGTAGCGTTTTGTTCGTAAACCTCAAACCTAGCTACTATATCTACATAGACATAACTTCCCTGAACACTTGTGTAGTCTAAAAAATCATTTTGAGAGTAAGAACCTGACATTTGAAATTGAGCTGATGGAGAACCCTTTAAAAGAGGGGTTAAGGTATATGTAAGATAATTTTTTACAATAGGAGCTATGTCTACTGTAAAAGTATGGTAATCTACATCTAAATTAGCATCACTCCATTGAGGGTCTATGCCCATATTAGCGACATAAGGTAAATCTCTTGATTTTCTTAAAGAACCCGCTAAAACCATGTTTCCTGAACTCTCCTCAGCAGAATCGTTATAACCATTACCTATATACACATCATATATAACATTCACTAAATCTCCCGCCAAATAAGCGCTTTCTACCATTAAATTAGTTACTCTACTTAGAGTTTGCCCCCATCTAACCTGACAAATCATTGGAGCGTTACAACTCACTAATCGTTTAGCGGTAGAGTTATAATAACCCCAATTAGTACCTGTTGAAGTGCTACCTCTTGGTTGTTTTAATATATTTATATTTCCCGTTCCCCCATTTAATGCTGGCATAATTAATAAATTTTATATTTGTTGTTTAAATAATTTCTTACTTCATCTGCTTCACTCGTATTTAAAGCTTTATTATAAACAATTAACTCACAAAGGTCTCCTGTAAAATAATTATCTGCTGTTCCATTATCAATAAATCCTATATTAAATACAGCGTCATCAAATCCAGTGTTATTGTTGTTGAAATTAGCTACAAATGTTGTTTGCATTGCGTTTTTATTCCATTGAACATTTATATTAGTTCCTCCCGTTATTTTTTCAAACTGACCCATAGCGATATTAAATGTGTCCATTTTTTCTGTAGCTCCAGAAGTTACTTCTCCTGTAAAACCTACATCATCTTTACCTTTTAAAAATACTCTACCCTGATTATTTATACCAAAATTAAGTCTATCTACTGTTTCTTTAACTGTAAATATTTTTTGTGCGTTATTAGTTAAATTATCATACTTAAATACTGCAAATACAGTAAAGTCATTTGCTGTTATTGGAGCGTTATTGTCAGATGTAAAATGTTGAGATGTTCCGTTAAAATTAATTCTACTCTTGTCTGCAGCTCCATCATAACCATATCGTAGCGGTTGTTTTGAAGATGTTGCCTGAGCAACACTATTTGATTGTCCCGACCTGTCTGTCCACGAGCTAACCTTTTTGGTAGGTATATTGAATGTTACATTGCTATCCGCTGATAACCAAACTACCAAATCTGAAACATCATTAGGATATGAAGATTGTGGAGTAAAACACCTTGTAAACATTCTCATATCAAACCTCATTGTTATTCTACATAACTTATCATTCTTATCGTTTTTTATTCTATCTATCTGTAAAGAATCTTTATCTATATAAACTTGTGTTGGAGTTGGAGATGAGGTTGATGGGTTGGGTAGAGCTCCTCCTGAATAATTTATTAGAACTTGGTCTAACCATTCCATAGCTAAATCTTGTAGATTATCCCATCTTTGCTGTAGTGTAACTGCGTTTTGAGCTGCTGTTTGGTAACTATTGTAAAATTCCATCTCTACATTGTAGTGTTCCCACCCTTCGTATATATCAGGCATTCTTGATGTAGGAGGAATCATTACCATTAAGGGATAAATAGTATCATGGTCTTGGTTTACCTCTCCCTCATACTTAAACGCACTATCCCCGTAAGTCCATTTACTTGTAGCTACAGTTATAAAATCTGTTAATCTTGTGATAGCCATATTTGTTTATGTTTATTTTTTCTATTATACTTTTTTTTGTTAAGATGAATTTTATTACCAATCATCCCTCCATTTTTTTTATCTTCTTGAATTTCTAGCCATTTCAAGTATTCTTTTAATTTTTTCTTGTCATCATCTGATATTATCATGCTACTTTATTTGGATTTCTAATTTTATCATTAATTGCAGATTCAAAATCTTTAGTTGCTGTCTGCCAGCTCATATATGTTAATACTTTATATAAATTTGTCTCCTTTACAGAATCTATACTGTTTTTACCTTCTAAATCAAAAACTTTCTTCTCCGCTAGACTGTACAAGCTATTTAACCAACCATAAGGTTTTATAAACTTTTTGTACTCTCCCTCTGTTCTAACTTCTCCAGTTTTTGTAGTTCTGGTTCTGAATATGTTTGGAAAACTTTTGTCAATTTTAGACTTTGTATGCTTAAAAAAAAACTGAACTCCCAAACGATGTCCATTGTAAGTTTCTTAAATCTTTCTGTTTTTTCATTTATAGAATCTTCATCATATTCTTCCCCTATCTTCCTACATAAAATAGCCATTTGCTCTGGTAAAACATCAAAAACGCCATGCTTCATACTTTCAATAGTCATATCTAATTGAGTAGCTTCAATATAATCTCCAAAAGTATTATCATACATAGCTTCTTTAGGAAAAAAGTATTTTTCACCTTCAAACATAAATCCATCTAAAGCTTTAGGCTCGTATTCTTGTGTTACTTGACCTATAAACTCCATTGCTCTCGCTATACTATCTACATCGCACCTATCAAGTGTAGCGTCATCAATTTTTGTTATATATTGAAAAATATCTCTATTCATCTTTAACATTTCCACATTGCTAATTTTTGAAAATGGATTTTCTTCATCAAATTCCCCTTCTTTTTGTTTAGCTTTGTGTTTTTGCTCATGGGATTTTATTATCTCATGCCATCCATACCAATATTCTAATGTAATGTCCTTCCATTCTGTAGGAACTTCATATTTTTTACCATCAATATCTAATGTTACCATTATATTTCTTTTAATTTTACTTTAAATTCTTTTTCTAACTTATTGTCCGCATATATATCATAAGTTTCCCCAATTATTTCTGAGGTTTTTCTAAATAATTTTGCTCTTATTTTTTCCATATTTTTTCTATTACTTTCTGTTGTAATACCAGCTAAAAAACTGACAGTAGAAAAAACTACTAAATTTGGAATCATATACCTCCATTCAGAAATTGTTTCCAATTCTTCTTCCGCTCCAACCGCCCAATTTAGGTTGTCGTTATAAAATTCATTGGAATAAGTAATTATCATATCTAAAACACTGTTAAAATCATGGAATTTACCAACCTCCTCATCCTCTGTCGCAAAATATACAACAGCTTTTATATTGCGTAGGTATTTTTCCAAGATTTTCTTGTGTTTTATGTTATCGCAGATAATTTCTGTCATTCTAGGTAAAATTTTTTACAAAAATAAGATATTAAAAAATACAAACCACGAAAAAAATGGAAATCAAGAAAAATACACTATTTTCCCTGTATTTGACCAAATTTCTCTATTTACAGCCATAACAAGACAATCTACCATATCATCATGCCGTGCTGAAGGAAATTTTACACATTGTTGTATAAATTCCTCGTTCCACTCCCCTTTTAACAAACTTACTCTTTCAGATTCTAAACTTGCACTTATATCTTGAACTCTCGCTACCTTATCTTTGGTTGGAGGTTTATCTTCTCTAATATTTAATCCTGTTTCTCTTTTTAATGTTTGAACTATTGATTTACCAGACGCTTTTGGTTCTACATATATCCTGCTTCTGTTTGTATATCCATTTAATTGTACCCACTGAGGTATAAACCTTATTAAATCAGGAAAGTCCTTATGAACATTTACACAATTTAAAATCTGCCATTTATTATCAACATACACATAGGCTAATAATGCTGAAGGGTCATTCTTCTGATTTTCAGTATATGCGGGGTCAATTATAAAATTCACTGTTACGCCATCTATATTTTTTGTATGCTCATCTATTTTAAACCAATTTCCTCTTATCAATCCTGAATTAAGAGGAGTTGGGGTCTGCATAAGTTGTCCAGCATAACCATAACTACCTAAAGCTTCTTTATAATCTTGTAATATTTCCTTGCTAAATCTATCTGTCCAAAATAATTTGTCTTTATCATAATATTTTATTAAAGAAGCTGGTTTTACATCATCTGATAATTCTGCGGGTATGCAAATATGTTTATATTTTAATCTTGTATTCATTCCCCCAACTAAATATCCGCTCAAATCATTTTCGTGTATTCTTTGCATTATTATTATTCTGACCCCCGTTAATGGATTATTTAATCTTGAGTAAAATGTTGTTCGGTACCACTCATTAGCATTTTCCCTTTCCACTTCAGACGCAGCATTTTTGGGGGAAACGGGGTCATCTATAATGAGAAAATCTGCTCCCTGACCTGTAATGGTACCTCCAACAGATGTAGCTCTTCTCATTCCCATATAGTTATTTTCGTATCTAGCTTTTAAGTTTTGGTCTTTCTTAATGTTAAATACCTCTCCCCATCTTTCTTTATACCAATCACTTTGAATAACATCTCTTGATTTAGTCGCCCT